GACCGCAGCGGGTGATATAACATTGCCATCATTGGTGTTCGCTGGCAACGCAACAGATACAACCAGCGAAGTGACCGCAACGGGTGACATAACATTGCCGTCTTTGGTATTCGCTGGCAACGCAACCACTGCGCCAGACGGCCAAATTATCGCAGCGGGCAACATAACACTGCCATCATTGGTGTTTGCCGGAACCGCAACAGATACAACCAGCGAAATCACTGCAGCGGGCGACATAACATTGCCGTCATTGGTGTTCGCGGGCAACGCAACAGATACAACCAGCGAAGTGACTGCAGCAGGTGACATAACGTTGCCGTCTTTGGTATTTGCTGGAACGGCTGCGATAACCGAGACCAGCGAAGTGACCGCAACAGGTGACATAACATTGCCGTCATTGGTGTTCGCTGGCAGCGCAACAGATACAACCAGCGAAATCACTGCAGCGGGTGACATAACGTTGCCCTCATTAGTATTTGCTGGCAACGCAACGGCGGGGCAAGTTATCAGCGATTTTACAATACAGATTGATAATACCGCCAAAATAATAGAAACTACACCTAACAGTTTTACAATAAGGATTTAAGATCATGCCATCATTAAACACAAGTGCAGTAGATTCGCAGGCCGACAACATCGGTACGGATTTCACAACCGCAGTGCTAACGATTTACGACGGAACGCCGCCCGCAAGCGGTAACGCCGCTCTATCAAGTAACACAGAATTAGCGGTCCACACATTAACAGGCTGGGGCGCGTCGTCATCAGGTGTTATAATCGCGAATGCAATAGCTGACGCAACGATAGCAGAGACAGGAATTGCTAGTTTTGCGCGCTTGGTGCTAACGACCAAGACGATGCAGGTAACAGTCGGCACTGGGGCGCAAGAATTGGTCTTGTCAAGTACGAGCTATGTAGATGGGGAAGATTCAGTTATTAACTCGCTGCAAATAACGCAACCAGCGACGTAAACGGTCATGTTAATTTCACTAACCGCCGCGCTAGGCTCGGGCAATGAAACCGTATTCAATGTGGTCGATAGTGATGGCGCAGTTGTGGACTTAACAGCATTGGGCGCTACGGTCGTCACGGTGGAAGTGTGTGGGCCGCTAATTAATAACGGATCAGGCGTTACCATCGACAGCACGACCGACGACGTCACGTTTTCAAATGATATCGTGCGTGTAAAATTTGGTCAGCTTGAATTGAAAAGTTCGCCGCCGATATATTACCCTAAAATTAGTTATATAACGGCAGCAGAGCCACAAAAAGAAGTTATAGTCGGCGAAGGATACAAGACCGAAATAAAACTCAAGGTCGTTTGCTAATGGCCTGGACTGATAGAATAAGAGAAGCGGCTTATAATTCGCCCTCAGGCGATAGGTTGACTTTTGATTATGAGAATGTTAGTAAAACGGTTGACAAGAAAACCACGAGTTTCGAGTTTCCCGACGCGAATGGCAGTTATGTTCAAGACCTCGGAAACACGGGGCGAAAGTATCCGCTTCGGGTATTCTTCTGGGGCGGCGATTATGACATCAAAGCCGAAGCTTTCGAAGCGGCATTGTTGGAGCGTGGGACGGGTATGTTAGAGCACCCGATTTACGGTGTTATTGATGTGGTTCCGTTTGGCACTATTACGAGGCGCGACGATCTAAAAACAGGCGCTAATCAGGCCGTATTCGAGATCACATTCTTTGAGACTATAGGATTGATTTATCCGACGTCCCAAAGTGATCCCGCGAGTTCAGTACTAAACGCGGTTGAAGAATACAACAATTCGGTTGCGCAAGAATTCGAGAACGTAACAACGCTAGATAATGCTGTCGACGCGGTGACATTTAAAAACGACTATCAATCGTTATTAGACTCAGCTAGCACGGGCTTGCAATCCGTCGCTAATGCGCAAGATAATGTGAGGACCCAATTTAACGCGGTGCGGGATTCTATAAATCAGGGTATTGACATACTCATAGCCGAACCGCTGACGCTAGCTTTTCAAACAACCATACTATTGCAGGCGCCTGCTAGGGCCGCGATCAATATAACGGACCGTTTGGAGGCATACAAAAACCTTGCTGATGGTATTATAACGGGTGACAACGCCGTCGTTACGCCGAGTTTTAACGCTAGCAGCTCAAACGAGTTTCACACTAATGATCTATACGCGTCTACTTATGTCACGGGCTCCGTCGTTTCTGTGGTCAATACTCAGTTTACGACTAAAACCAGCGCAATAGAAGCGGCGGAATTAATATTAACCCAGTTAGACGAAGTGACTAATTGGCGCGATGCGAATTTTGCAGCCCTTTCAGAGATTGACACCGGCGAAGCATACCAGCAATTACAAGAAGCCGTCGCGCTCACGGCGGGGTTTTTAGTAGAAATTTCATTTACATTGTTACAGGAGCGTCGCGTCATATTAGATCGCGACCGAACTATTATAAATTTAGTCGCAGAATTCTACGGAAGTGTAGACGACCAGCTCGATTTTTTCATAAATTCAAACAGCTTGACCGGCTCGGAAATACTCGAAGTCCCGAGGGGGCGCGAAATTGTCTATTATATATAACGTTCTAGGTGGGGATACATTCGAGACCGTTTCGCGCAAAAAGTACGGAACGGAGAACGAAGCGGGTCGAATAGCCGAGTCTAACCCAGGCGCAGCGTTACCGCTTGCGGCTGGTACGACGTTAACAATACCAACGCTACCCAACAGCCCCCAAAATGCGCCGCAATCAGCAGCAAGCGCTACAGAGGACGAGGTGGCGATACTGATCAACGGCGCCCAATTTCGGTTTTGGGATTCTATTAGGATAACCCGCTCGATAGATTCGATGGACACGGTGGAATTTGGTGCGCCTTTTGACGCCGAAGCGCCAGGTTTTAAGGAATCATTTCGCCCGTTTAAATTTAAGCCCGTTGTGATCACCGTTGGCGGAGCTTTGCTATTCACCGGAACAATGGTCACGGTTAATCCCGTAATAGAAAACGCGCAAAAGATAGTATCCGTTAGCGGGTATTCGCTACCCGGCGTTTTAAATGATTGCACTGCGCCCGCTAGTATGTACGGGGAGCAGGGAAGCAAGCTGCAAACAGATGAACAGTATTTGTCCGAGATAGCCACAACATTAGCGGCCCCGTTCGGCGTGAGTGTTAAAATGGAAGCCGACCAAGGCCCACCACTCACACGCGTAGCATTAGAGCCAGGCAAAAAAATACTTAATTACTTGACAGACTTGGCGAAACAAAAAAACCTAATTATTGCTAGCTCGTCGCGCGGTGAATTGGTTTTTTTGCAGTCGTCAGACGGGGGTTCACCCGTTGCTATACTAGAGCAAGGAAAGGCTCCGTTATTATCAGTAGCGCCGTTTTTCAGTCCCCAAGAATACTACAGCCATCTAACCGGCATAGCCCCGGTCGGCGTTGGCAGTCCACCGCAAGCCCCCTTTACAGTAAAAAACCCGCAGTTACAAGGTGTTTTACGGCCGCTGACATTCAACGCGCCCGACACAGAGGAAGCAGGCATCGTCGCAGCGGTAAAAGCTAAAGCGGGGCGTATGTTTGCGAACATGGCCGCCTATGCTGTCAGAGTCGCAACGTGGCGAGATCCGAACGGTAATTTATGGGCGCCTAATTCTTCCATTCGATTGCTTGCCCCCGACGCCATGATATACAAAGAATACGAATTTATTGTTCGCTCTGTGGAATTTGAGCAAGACAGCAAGGCGCAAACCGCAACACTTAACTTAGTGATCCCTGGCGCGTTCAGCGGAAAAATACCGGAGTTTTTACCATGGGACGGCTAGCCGTATTACTGTCATTCTTACGAACCACTAAAAACGGCGCCAAGGTGTCTGACGTTAAAGTCGACCCGGGCGGGGGCGCGAACGTAACAGCCGAGCATTTCTCAGCACCGGGGGACGATTCGCACCCATTGCCCGATGATTATGTGGCTTTAAACGGTGACAGCGGCACGGGCCGAGAATCCGCTATTGGTTATTTAGACCCTACAAATGAGCCCAAAGCGCTACCAGGCGATAAAAGGATATACGCGCGCGACGAGAACGGCGTTTTAATTGCTGAAATTTGGCTAAAAAATACGGGTGAAGCGACTATTTCAAACGACAACGGTTCTGTTACGTTAAGAGCCGACGGCGGAGTTATAACCACAACGCCCGAAAGCACCTTTGACGCCAAGGCCGACGGCAGTATAAAAGGCGATAACAGCAATGGTTCTTTCGAACTAGAGGT